AAGTGGATGGACACAACCGATAGTCGCACACCCTAGCGGCGAGATAGTTGATGGATTTCATAGATGGACTCTAGGCTGCAAAGATGGCGATATCCGCGCCATGACAGGTGGCCTAGTTCCAGTAGTCCGACTGAACGAAACTCCGCCAGAGGCGGCGCGTATGGCGACTATCAGGCACAACAGAGCAAGGGGCAGTCACTACGTGTTAAAGATGGCCGACATAGTAGAGGAACTACACAACAAGTTTGGGGTGCATGCTGACGAGATTTCGACACGACTCGGAATGGACGATGAAGAAGTTGAAAGATTACTTGACAGAGGCAACAGCCTGCGACGCAATTCCCTGCCAGAGTTTAACAATGGCTGGGTTCCATCTGATTAGGAGTCACAATGGCTCCGAGGGGCAGACCACCAAAACCAGTTGAACAGAAAAGGCTTGCTGGCAACGTGGGTAAGCGGGCATTACCAAAAGCAGAAATAGTTTTATCCGCTGCGGGCTTTATTGAACCGCCTAGACCACTCGGCGCGACAGGTCGGGTGTTCTGGGACAGAATCTTAGGTATGGCCAACTCATGGGTATCGCCCGAGACCGACCTTGAATTACTCATGATGACTAGCGAACTAATTGATGAAAGGTGGAGTCTTAGGATAAGCGTATTCCGTGACAACAGGCTGGAGGACAGAAAGGCTTTAAGAAACCTAGACAAGCAATTAGTGGCTCAACTCTCGCTGCTCGGATTTAGTCCAACAGATAGAAGCCGATTAGGTTTTGCGGAAGTTAAACGACAAACTAAACTAGAGGAATTGCGGACAAAAATTGATGAAAGTAAAAAATAAGGTTTTCAGTCCCGCTATTCTTACCCCAGTTCCAAAGAAGGCGTTAGAGAACTCACGCGGCTGGGAAGTATCGCAATTTATTAACACGTTCGCCATGCAAACCAAAGAAACGGTTGCGGGCTACGCGGGCGACCCAATCCACTTACGCGACTGGCAAGATGATTTACTCACCCACATTTTTGCTGTAAATCCAGACGGGGCTTTAAGACATAGAACCGCGCTTGTTGGTATGGCTCGAAAAAATGGAAAGAGTGCACTCGGTTCTGGTATTGCACTTCATTCGCTGATTATGGGCGTTAAGGGTGGCGAAGTTTACTCATGCGCTGCCGACAAAAACCAAGCCCGCATTGTTTTTAACGATGTAAAAAGAATGATCGAAGCCGAGCCTGAACTTTCCGAACTTTGCAACGTGTACCGTGATGCGGTTGAAGTCCCATCAACGGGTTCTGTTTACCGCGTGCTGTCAAGTGAAGCGTTTTCTAAAGAAGGACTTAGCCCCACTTGTGTAATCTTTGATGAACTCCATGCAGTCCCTAAGCGCGAACTATTTGATGTGATGACTCTTGGTATGGGCGCAAGGCGTGAGCCTATTCTAATTGGGATAACAACCGCTGGAGTTAAATCAGATAACACGGGTCAAGACTCAATCGCATATTGGTTATACCAATACGGGAAAAAAATAGCGAGCGGGGAAATAGTAGATGATAGTTTTTTCATGGCATGGTGGGAATCCAAAGCAGAAGCCGATCATCACCTAGAAGAAACGTGGCGTATGGCCAACCCCGCATTCGGTGATCTTAACGACCCTAAAGATTTTTTATCTGCGGTGATGAGAACAACCGAGTCTGAGTTCAGGACTAAGCGTTGCAACCAATGGGTTTCATCTAACATTGCTTGGCTTCCGAATGGACAATGGGACAAACTTTCAGTTATACGGGAGGTTGATGCAGATACTCCGATTGTTTTGGGCTTTGATGGTTCGTTCTCGGGAGACGCAAGCGTTGTGATTGGTGTAACTGTAGAGGAAAACCCTTACGTATTCCTGATTAAGGCTTGGGAAAAACAACCTGAAGATAATGACGATTGGCGTGTTGATTCTTTAGACGTAGAAGACACCATCATCCAAACATGTCGCGACTTTAATGTGAAAGAAATCGCGTGCGACCCATTTAGGTGGCAACGAACAATGCAGGTTCTTGAAAGTCATGGACTGCCAATTGTTGAATGGCCGTCTACATCACCAGCCAGAATGGTTCCAGCATGCGCAAAGTTCTTTGATGCAGTAACGGGTAATAAATTAACTCATGACGGAAACCCGTTACTGGCTCGGCACATAGACAACGCGGTGGTCAAAACCGATAGGCTAGGACCTAGAATTGTTAAAGAACATAGGGCTTCGCCAAGAAAGATTGACGCTGCGGTTGCAAGCGTTATCGCATTTGACAGAGCAACCGTGAACCGTGAAGAACAAGCAATCCCGCAATTTTATTCATTTTAGGAGTGAAATGTTGATACCCGCGCTACAATTATTAGGTGCATGTCTAATTAGTATTGGATTAGGGATGTTCTCTTTACCACTAGGAGTCATCGCCGCAGGTGTTTGCCTGCTACTTGTTGGTATTGCTTTTGAGGTTGGGGAATAATGCTCGGCAGACTTCTATCAAGTAAAGAAGAAAAACGCGATATAAGTTATCAGACTATCTGGGGTTCTGGTAGCGACATGAGTTTGGCATTAACTCAATCAGGCGAAACTATTGACCAGAAAAATGCCATGCGGATTAGCGCATTTTACGCTTGTGTATTGCTTATTTCGGACACTATCGCGACACTTCCGATGGACGCATTCATACGTATAAATGGTGAACGAATCCCAATGCGCCCTAAGCCTAGTTGGGTTGGGAAACCAGACTTAGATTTATTAAGAAGTGAACATTATCAACAAGTTTTAATCTCATTACTTCTTGATGGCAACGCGTTCATACGTATTTTCCGTGACGACTCTGGGCAACCCGTAAACTTAGTAGTCATTGACCCGTCAAGAGTTGTTGTTTCTCGACGTGCAGGTGACAAAAAACTCCAATACGTAATTGATGGCGAGCGCGGGGCTGCGCTTTCTACTAACGACATAATGCACATAACCGAAATCCGTAAGGCAGGAGCGGACAGGGGCATCAGTAGGGTTGATGAACTAAAGGACAACTTAGGCCTTAGTGCAGCGTTACAATCTTTCGCTGCACGTTTCTTTGGTCAAGGTTCTGTCACTAGCGGCATCATTGAGTATCCCGCCGCGCTAACTGAAGAACAGGCAAAAAATCTTGTCTCACAATTTGACAACAAGCACAGCGGATTTCGCAAGTCACATAAAACAGGATTACTTACGGCGGGCGCAAAGTTTGTTCGCACAGGTGTAAACCCTGACGAAGCGCAAATGTTAGAGTCGCGCAAATTAGCCATTGAAGAAATAGCAAGAATATTCCGAGTACCGCCTCACATGATTGGCGTTACAACAGCAGGTGCTATGTCCTATGCATCCGTTGAGCAAAACTCAATTAACTTTGTAATACACACTTTGCGGCCATACATTGTAAAGATTGAAGATGCTTATTCAGAACTATTACCAGTAGGTTCATTCTTGCGAATAAATGTTGATGGACTACTGCGTGGCGATTTCCAAACTCGTATGCAGGGTTATTCAATAGGCTCACAAGCGGGATTCTTTTCAACTAATGACATTAGACGTTTTGAGGATTTATCGCCCGTTGTAGGCGGAGAAGTTTACCGCGTGCCACTCGCTAACGTAAACCTTGCAGCCGCAGGCTTAGTCGAGATAGATAAGAAAGTAACTATGGCACAAAAGTTAATTAATAGCGGCTTCGATCCTAGTTCTGTACTGGCCGCTTTAGACTTGCCTAGTATCTCGCATACGGGCTTACCACCGTACACGTTACAACCTGTTGCACAGGTTGACCCCGCTGACCCCGAATCTGTTTACGAGGCGCAGTAATGGAAGTAAACTTAGATAATAACGAAAGGCAACAAGTGACCACAAAAGTAGAACGCCGTATCAATACCGTTGAGTTTGATATGCGTAATGGTGAAGCGTCAAGTGATGGAATGAGTTTCACGGGGTATGCAGCCGTGTTTAATAGCCCGTCAGAACCGCTTCCATTTACCGAGACAATTCGTGAGGGCGCGTTCAACCGTTCGCTCAAGTCCCGTAATGAAATTAAATTATTTATGAATCACAATACCGACGTGGTTCTAGGCTCTACACGTGCAGGCACTTTGCGTTTAACAGAGGACTCTACTGGACTACTCGCCCAAGCAGACTTGCCAGACACAACAGCAGGTCGTGACCTATCGGTGCTAATGCAACGCGGTGATGTTTCTTCAATGTCATTTGGTTTTAGCGTTCCAACTAAAGGTGACTCATGGAGTGAAGACGGCGCAACCCGCGAACTCCACCAAGTACGACTGCATGAAGTTTCTATTGTGACTGGCTTCCCTGCCTATGAAGCGACGACCGCAACCGTGCGTTCCCTTGAGTTACTAGCAGAACGTACTCGCATAAATGCAGTAGACCTAGCCGATGCAATCTTATTGCTAGAGACAGGCCAAGACTTAGGTGACGAACATGCTGCACTATTGACCGAAGTAGTCCAGAAGTTAAGAAAAGATAACCATCCGACTCAAGACCAGTTGCTGGAAATCAAGCAGAAGCAACTGGAACTTATGTTGAAGCAGTTTTAATCATGGACGTTGAATCTGTAAAGAAAGCGTTGCTAGAAGCCGCAGGCAATCCTTCGTCAGGAATTATTTTAGAATATGCCGAAATGCTTGCAATCGGAATTGTGGACGCTCATACACCAATAAAAGAAGTGCGCGTCATCGAAGCCGCAGAAACTAGATAGCAACTAGTTTTTATGTGACATACTTTATGTAGCAAGAGGAGCCTCTGCTAAACCCGTTGCTCGGAACCGTCACGGAAACCAAATACCTACAACAACAGGAGAAGCCATGTCGGCTGAATACTTAAAGACGCAAACAGAAGCGCGTGCAAAGGCTTGGGAAGAAGCAAAGTCGCTTCTTGACAATGCCGCATCAGAAAAGCGCGACTTAAGTGCTGAAGAAAATCAAACTTATGACCGCATCATGGTAGATCTCGATTCCCGTGCGTCAGTAATCGAAACCATGACCGCACAGGCAGACCGCGAAAACCGCGCCGCTGAAGCGATGCGTGGATTTGAAACTCAAGTTCGGGCAGAAGTTCCTGCCGTCGCAGAGATTAACGAATCCGAACTAATCCGCAAACTTGCACGCGGCGAAATCCGCTCCGCATCGTTTGAAAAGCGTGACGTTCTTAAGACATCAACTGGCGCACCTGTACCAACTTCATTTTATGATCAAGTTGTAGGTTTGGCCAGACTCGTAGGTCCGATGCTGGAAACATCTACTGTTCTTAACACCGCAGGTGGAGAAAACTTACAGATTCCTAGTCAGGCTACGTACTCAAGCGCATCTATTAACGCAGAGGCCGCAGGCATTGGCGAGAGCGACCCTACGTTTAACGCGTTCAAAACTCTTGGTGCTTACAAGTATTCATTCCTAACTCAACTTTCATCTGAAATGATTGACGATGCAGGCGTGGACATTCTTGGATTCCTTGCAGGACAAGTTGGAAATGCACTCGGCTTTGATGTTAATGCTGCACTAACAACTGGAACAGGTACCGTTCAACCAAATGGCCTTGTTACTACTGCTGGTTCGGGCATTACTGGTGCGACTGCAACATCTGGCGCGTTTACTGCTGACAACCTTATCGACTTGGTTTACAGTCCGAACACCGCTGCTCGGACACTTCCGGGTTCTGGCTTCCAGATGAACAGCAAGAGTATCGCCGCAGTTCGTAAGTTGAAAGGCACAGATGGCGCGTACCTATTCTCTCCATCGTTGTCTGCCGAGAACCGCGACTTACTGCTCGGTCACCCAATCTACGAAAACCCAGCGATGGCCGACCCAGCGACTTCCGCTAAGTCTGTAATCTTTGGGCATCTACCCGCTTACTTCGTTCGTCAAGCGGGCGGCTTGAAACTTACTCGGTCTGATGAGTTTGCGTTCAATGCTGATCTTGTAACTTTCAGGGCGATAATGCGCGTTGATGGTAACTTGATTCAGACCAGCCATGTCAAGTATTTCATTGGCGGGGCTTCCTAATCTAGGAAACTAAACCGCGAAACCCCGTCAGGAGCGCAGGCCTGACGGGGTTTCGCTTTTAATTCGGTGACACGTTTATCCTTGCTCACGCATCATTTCATCTAGTTCTTTAAGGTCAAGTGCTGGGTCATTCCATAGAACATCATCGCCAGTCTTGTCGCCATCTTTGAAATTCCTGCCAACGAATACTTCATATGGACTTGGCTTTGAACCGTGCTTACCCATAAACAGAACTACTGCCTTATGAGACCGCTCATCGTTATCTAGCCACAATGCCACGTTCCAAGTTTCGTAGTTCGTCCAACCGTTGTAACCGTTGTTGTCGTAGTCGCTCATCATGCACCTGCCTTTGTTGTCTTAACCGCAACGTCAACTAAGCGAAACCATTGACCCGTAATGCAATTTAGTTTTCCAATCTTTCCACCGCTTAATATAAACGCTTCGTGTCCTGATACATCGTTAGGAACATTAAGTTTTTTCCAATCCATCAATTGATTGAATGCCTTTAGTCCTTGTGCCTTTGTTAGTTTTGCCATTTGATTTTCCTTTGTCCAAGAACCGCGCTGTGCGATCGATTCTGTTGTTGGTATTTTTATTATTATGAAACAATGTCATAGTAGTGAATTGTGTCAACTTTATTTTCTGACGTGTATGACCAATTTAAATCAGCAGAAACTTCCATGAACCCGCCGCAACTAATTACTGCAACTGGTGTATCGCTTGCCCAACTTTCGTTTGCTGTTTTCACTGTTACTTCAAATGGTTTTCCATCCATCGCGTATGATGAAAGATTTTTAATAAGTTCCATTGCTTGCTCTGGAGTTAGTGTTAATGAAATTCCAGAAGTGACTGGAAGTTTCATCGGGCGCATTGTGGCTTTTGTTATTTCTTGCTTTGTTTCTGTATTCATTTTGTGCCTCCTTAGGGCTGCCCGTTTTGGGCATGTCTAAGTAGAGCACACCTTGTATTACATGTCAAGGTTGCCCAAACAGCCTGCAACGACTAGGGTTTTGGGGTAAGGTAAGGGCAAGCCTGCGGCAGGAGCATCATGGGAATTACTATCGGCTGGGCTTCAAATGCGCCTTGGGCTGCATCAGGTTATGGCACACAAACGGCGCAAGTAACTACTCGCATAAAAGCAGAAGGCCACGATGTCGCGATTTTTAGCAACTACGGGTTAGAGGGTTCAAACACCGATTGGAATGGGATACCTGTTTACCAACGTGGTGCAGAACTTTATTCTAACGATGTAATTCCCGCGCATATGTGGGATTGGCACAAGCGACACCCAAAGCAACCACACATTCTTTTTACTCTTTATGACGCATGGGTTTACAAAGGTCCGAGATACGCAGATTGGAATGTCGCTAGTTGGGTTCCAGTTGATCACATGCCCGTCCCGCCAGACGTTCTTAAATGGTTAAGGCAAGACTTTGTGACACCAATTGCAATGAGCCAATATGGGCAGGAAATAATTGAGTCCGCTGGGATTGAATCGTTATACGTTCCGCACGCAATCGAATCCGTATTCAAACCAATGAAACGCCACAAGGGAACTACGGGCAGGGAATACATAGGCATTAGCGAAGATAAGTTTGTAGTTGGAATGAACGCCGCCAACAAAGGTGTTAGTCCTAATCGCAAGGCATTCGGTGAAAACATTCTGGCGTTCTCGATGTTTGCG